CATCAATTGATGATACTATACGTTTAGGCGCACCGCAGGCACAGCTGACTCTGTGTATTTGGTGGTAGCATCCCATCATGTTTGAGGGTTTTGAGGTCAGCTGGGCTTTCCCCCCTCTGCGTAGGGTCCCGAAGAAGACCGTAGCGGAACGTCTGTTGGGCGGTGTTGTTCGTTGTGCTAAATTGGCAGCGGTTTCAGGAGCTGTTGCCGCTGGCGTGGCCGTGACAGGCTTTGTCGTGTGGAAACTCTCTGTTGGCAGGAGAAGAAGAGTGACAGAGTTGGATAGAATATTGGCCCCGCTTGACACTATTGTCGCGGAGGGCAACGAATATGAGACGACTTTGAGAGATTGTGCTGATGGGGAGTTACACGACGAGGTACAGGAGGTCGAGGAAGATGTTGAGCTCCCTCCGGTTAATGGTGGCGTGCCAGTCACCGTTAAAACCAAGCGGCTGCGTAAGAAGAAAATTGTACATACGCCTTATGATGGGGGTGTTCTCAGGGGGGCTTATCTGGGGGATGTTGTTGCAAGGGCGCGCAACATTTACAATGGCGGGGCTTCAGATGGGTACCATAAAGCGCTTGCTCGCGCATACATGGTTCGGCTTATGACGGAGCACAAGGTTAGACCTGCACACATTGGGAATAATATAGACCGGATGGTGTGCGCTGTGTTCTACAAGACGTCCGTTCAGTTTACCGCTGACGAGATGTGGGAGGCTGTTCTGGAGAGGAACGCCATTGGTGGTGCTACCCCGGATAAGGTGGCTTAGGGCTGCCGCGTTAAGGTTCCCCAACGTACGTATGTTTCCAGCGCTCCCATGGCAGTAGGGATGCGTGCTCGACGTTGGATGTCCACGCGGTACAGCCAGCCTGGTTATTATAGAATGCTCCACCCGTTTAGCGACGTGGATGTTGCAGCATTTTCAAAGGGGATAGATAATGTGATAAGCGGTATGAAGGAGCGTGTGTACTACACAGATGCACATGGTACCTTACCGCCTCCCTGTGTTAGGCACTTGGATGAGGTAAGCGACATCATTGATCGCCTTGTCTCACTCATCGGACCTTGCAGCCGTATTACCGGAGATGAATTCATTCGCTCGAGGGTCGGTTCCAAGAGGAAGATGTATGAGAAAGCGCGAAGTGATTTGTTGTTGCGACCCTCTACCCTTGGCCAGCTTGCAATGCTGGGTTTCTTCACTAAAACTGAGTCAACA